TAAGATCTCCTGACCACGTACCTGCAAGATTATTAGTTTTGCGAAAAACTTCTTCAAGAGCTTGATACACAGGTACATGACTTTTAATGTAGACATTTGCTACATGAACAGCCTCTGGTTCATACGCTTTGTGATAAACCTTGTATGTTCGTTTTTTCATTGGGTTTTCCCTTTAAGTTTTTAGCACCCCTTTATAGTAGCAACAGGGTACAAGGGGAACACGCGCTAACTAATCCTTTTTGTCAGGTATTTCTTCGGCAACTACGTCTATCACTACGTTATTGTTAGTCACCGCAGCAAGGGCAGGAAACTCGTCTTGTAATCTTTCAATTTCCCGCATTACTTCTTCTCTACTCATTTGGTCTATTTTCCCGTGCATGATTTCTTTTCTGTCTACGTAAATCCCTGCTGCTTGACCTCTAGATTTTTCGGCTGCAACTGCTGCCGCATAGTTATTGTTTTGGAGTGCTTCGTCACGTATTTGAGCAAGCTTAGTAACGTGGGACTCAAAACTGACTTCGTATTTACGAGCAAGTTCCATTTTAAGTTCTCTGATACGAGCAATCACATGGGGGTAACGCACACCGTTTAAAAGTTGGGAAGCAATAGCATGGGCTGACTTAGGACTGAACCCTGCTTTAATCGCGGCTTCGGTTTGGGTCACATCTTCGGTCACGTAAATCCTAGCAAATTCTTCTTGCTTGGGTGTAATCCCTTTTTCAGTGCGTGGGTTGGCAACGACGTCTATTTTAGACTTATGAGTTTTTTTAGCTAATACCATTAGTTGATCCTTTAGGTTTACTTAATAGGAGAGAAACACGATATCAAAGTGCTTTCAGTTTTTTCCAAAATCACCGCGCGAACGGTCATACTTTATTGAATCCAATATACATTTACCCTGTTTAATGAACGTAAGTCATTGAATATAGGGGTATAGTCATATATCGTATATCGGAATATCATAAAAAACAAAAACATCGTTCATCGACTTTTATTCTCTATTAGGCAAAGTCAAAATTTGACAGCTATTTTTCAATCGGTTTACGTCATCATATTCACCTAACGTAATGTGGCTTTTGCTTGCCGTAGTTTTGACCGCCATCACTTGTTTATTAAACGCGGTGGAGTTAAACAAAGGATCAATTTCTTTCATGGTGCGCAACAACTCTGTATATTGTTCCAAATACAGGTCAGGTTTTCCCAACCTTATTTTGTCCGCTAACCGAACATAAAATTCATTCATATCCATTAAAAACACCACCTGTCTATTATTTGGCCTTCAAAGTATTCTAACATGTTGTTTTCACACCGTTTGCGTAAATCGTTTTTGAACTCAAACAACCAGTCAGCGTCGTTTTTTACGTCCTTAAAAACTAACGATTCTAACAACGGCACCACCCCGTCGGGCTTAAATTCATACTCGTACGTGTTTGCTTCCGAATCTTTTTTATGCACCAAGTCCGCGCCAAACCATATATCCCAACGTTCGGCGTCTAAGTAATGTTTGACCAACTGCTCACAATATTCTAATTGCCGTTCGCGGGGCACGTCTTCCCAATTTTCGTATTCCCGCCGCAGATCATACAACTCGTCGTCGTGTAAATAATTTGCATACATTGTAACCGACTCCTTATAGTCAACGTTTTCTAACAAACTGATTTCGTCCCAATAAAGACTTTTTACTTTACTCATACTGATAACCTAAATAACCTTAACAAAACAATAGTAACATACCCATTGTTCGTTGCTACCGTTAATTAGTCCACAGCAGCGTGTGTGAAGGTGGAATTTTTTATTTCATTGATTTTGATTTTTACACCAAGATTGCCTGCTTGAACGCTAGTGATTTCAAACGCATTAGGGCAGCTTTTTAACCATTCCAAAACATGTTGTAACTTTTCGGTTTCTTGAATCGACGTGCTTTTCATTAATCTAGCTCTCCATCTAATGTTTTTTAAAGTGTGGCTTTTTGACCTTTCTTTTCCAATGTTTAAGGACATTAAAGTTTATGCACCGCTTTGTGAAAAATGTATATAGGGACACAAAACGTAGCAAGGTCAAAATACGACACAGCCACAGGCATCGTTGGGTCTATGTCCTCCCTAATCAACGGTTGCAAGCGTACCAAACACACGGTTCAGCAGCTTAGTCTTACCACAATAATAAGCAAGACCAGTGTTTTTAATTTCTTGCATTGTTTCGTAAAAAAATTCTACCCCCGCCGACCAATCTTCTGGTGATCCGTCGGTGGACACAATTATCACAGGTTGGTTGTCGGCGGTTTTACATTCGGCAGCGTATAGCAACGTAGCTGTTACCATTACGTCGTAAGGTTTCATACGAGTTTTGGCACAATTGAACCTAGGCACAAACGGTGTACCCCTATATTGTGGGTCGTCATGTTGATACGGTTGTGGCTCTGGTTTTACACGTTCCAAAACAAACGTGTCACAAGCTTCTGCGCCTCTGCCGTTAAAAATTATTTCAGTGTCGGTAACCGTAGGAAACGACCAAGTTTCCCCTATACCGTTACAAATAACGTGGTGTTCGCCTTTGTTGTTTAACAGGTTGGTACCTGTTTTCACAAATTGACATAAATGCCTCCACTGTAAGTGGTCAAAATCTGTGTGTTGGTCCCAATAGTGTGAATAACCCATAATACGCTCCTTTCTTTGGCGTTTAATTAATTAAAAATATATTTTAGCTTAAAATATGTTCGCTAGGTTGTTTATTTAGTCAATCAAGTTGTCAAGTACTCCTTGTGCGTGGTCGGCGGTTCTGGCGTCTAACTCTTTTTCAATGACTTCGTCTGAAACATTTAAAATTTTCAACGCTTTAATTGTCTTGTATGCTTCTAGGTCGCCCCCCGAATACATTTCCAACAAAGCGGCTGTCATAGCTTCGTGTAAATCGCCTTCGTAACCTAACGCTCCAAAAACTTCTAACAATTGTTTTAACTCCGATCCTTTTAGCTTCATGTTTACCTCTAGTCTAACAAAACCATGTACGCACTTGGGAAATATTTACGAAACCAATCACAACCTTTTATTACGTTGTGGTGGTTGCCGACAAGTTCGCTGCCAATTATAAAATCGTAAACGGCAACTGCGTCAGGGGGTAACGTGACCGAATCGCCACCAAACCTGTTTTGGACAACCTCTTCTTCGTCACCAATTAACAAACCTTCAACAGGTAAAACCCTGTTTGAAACAGGTGTATCCCTGTGTCGGGAAGAGTTTTTCAAAATTTTTATCATTTTTTCTCTGCTTTCCACGTAACCCATTGTTTTCTCCATTAAGTTTTTTAACACCCAACAAGCATAACAAACCCCCTGCTACGAACAACAAATAATTACTCTGTTTGACTAATTACCGTAGTGTAAACGTTTAGTCCTTCGGTTTTTCCTTTTACATTTATTACGTTAACTAATTGAGTAGCTTGGTCGCATTTGTGGTTTGTAGATTCGCCAATCAACAAATCTACTTTTTGTTCTTTGGTCGCGGACTCAAGCCTAGCGGCTGTGTTAACCGCGTCACCTATGGCGGTGTAATCAAAACGTTGCTCGCTGCCCATGTTTCCAATCACAGCGTAACCTGTGTTTATACCAATGCCGATCGCAACAGGAGCTATGTTTTCAAGTTTCAAAGACTCGTTTAACTGCTCCATGTTTTTAGCAATTTGATTCGCACACTTAACGGCAAGCGTTTCGTGGTCAGCCATGTCCAACGGTGCATTGAATATTGCCATCATTGCGTCGCCAATATATTTGTCTACCATGCCTCCATATTGTTGAACCGCCGACTGTTGAGCCGTTAACGCTTTGTTCATTATATAGGTAACTTGCTCGGGGGGTAACGATTCAGACAACGCGGTGAACCCCCGAACGTCGGTAAACAAAAAAGTAGCGTATCGTTTTTCGCCACCTAGCTTCAACAACTCAGGATTGTCCTGTAACTGTTTAACTTGTCTAGGGTCTAAATAATGCTCAAATTGCTTCTTTATCTGTTGCCTAAGTAGGTATTGGGTACGGAAACTAAAATAGTAGGACACTGTAGACGTCAGTATTTGACTGATTATTGTCCAAGTTACGTCAATAAGTATTCCTTTTGCAATTAGCTGCGCTCCAACAAACAACGTTGCCCCTATTAAACCAACCCCCCATATTAAGCCCCACACGACGCTTAGATTAAGTATTAGCAGCCACATTGCCACCACAGTAAACAAGTAAAGCGTAAATTCTACCGCCAAAGCATAATCAGGAATAAAAGGACTACGATTTTGTAAAATACTTTCAGCTAAAGCTGCTTGTATGTAATGCGGTTCTAATAATCCAACAGGGGTAGCCAGTTGCGGCATAACTCCTTTAGCGGTTACGCCAACAAAAACAAATCGACCTTCTACGTTCATTTCTTGCAGCGTTGTTTCGTGTGGCACAACCCAACTAACCCACTTGCGTCCTAACGAATCTACTTTTACTGGCGGTAAACCCTTGACTCGTATTTCTTCAATACCGTTTTCGTTAGTTTTAATGACATAAGTGTCAGCGCCTGCTAATGATTTTAACACCTGTGTACCAAATGCTGCCAACCAACCGTCGGGTGTTTTATACAACAACGGGATCCGTCGTACTAAGTTGTCTACGTCAACGGGCGCACTAGCAATACCTTGGTCTGTCCATTGTGAGTTTTTTAGTATGTCTATGTTTTGTGTTGTTCCTTTTGCAGTGTAGCCACCTGTTCCGGTTCCTAGTATTACGGTGCCTACAGTGTCGGGGTATTTATTGTTGTCGTTTTCAAACAAAGGCAACACGGTTCGTGAATAGTTTATAGACGTTGCGAATTTTTCGTCCCCACCTAGTCTGTCTGCGTGAGGAAACGCAATAACCCAACCCACACCTATGGCACCTTGAGCTATAAGTTTGTTTTGTATTTCTGCGAGCCGCGAACGAGGCAACGGGTAACCACCTTCACGGTCAATGTCTTTTTCGGTTATGTTCAACACGGCAAAGTATTCGGACGCCACACCTACTGGCACAAAC